TTTATAAAATACAAGGAATATCAGCCGAGAAAAATGGTATGGGTATTCCAACACTATATTTACCAGAAGGATATGGAAAGGCTGAGAAAGCTAAATCAGAAGAAATGTTGGCCAATATCCGGACCAATGAAAAAGGATATTTAGTATTCCCTTGGAAGAAAGAAGATGGTGAGTTTGAATTAGTGACACCAAGTGGAAATCCACAGGGCGATGCAATCGACAAATCAGTAGAACATCACAATCGTCAAATACTCTTAAGTGTTTTGGCAATGTTTTTGGGTCTAGGAAGTTCAGAAGTTGGCAGTTTTGCATTAAGCAAAGACCAGTCATCATTTTTCTTGAAGAACGTCGAGGAGAAGATTAAATACCTTGAGGAACAGATGGAAAAACAAGTCATCGCTGATTTAGTTAAATTTAATTTTGGCGACAACGCACCAAAGGCAAGACTCAGACACAACCCACTCGGAGATATAGATTATAAGGAAATGAGCGATGTATTATCATCTCTCACAAACGCTGGGCTAGTCGACAAAGATCCTAAAATTAAACAATGGACACGTAATACTTTTGATTTACCAGAATTAGACGAAAAAGAAATGGAAATATTGGAAAAGGAATATGAGGAGGACAAAGAGATTGATAGAGAGTTAAAGAAAAATCCACCAACGCCAATAGTCGCTCCAAATCAATCAGCAAAACCTAAAGTTGAAGAAAAAAAAAACCTAAAAAAGAATGAGGAATATATTAATGATCATGAATTGTTGACAGAAAAACCATACAATCCAACTAGGGAATTTACAATCTATGAGGAAAAGGCAGACTTCGAATTTTTGAATGAAAGCTTTAATCAGATCGAGGGGCAACTGGAAAAAGAAATGATTGATATTACCAATGAGGAAATAGACAAATATGTAGACAACGCTGAAAAGAAAGTAGAAAAAAAAGATATTAGCGGTTTAAATTTATTGACATTTGGCGGATTATTGTTTTACAAAAAGGCAATAAACAAATCGATAGCACAAAGTTATGAAGTGGGAAAAAAGACTGCCACAAAAGAAATGGGAGTGAAACCAACGGCAACTCCACGGGAACAAGAGGCATTGAAGAACTTTGAAAGCCAAGAATATGCAGAGAATTATACATTCGAAATGCAAAAGACTGGTCGGGACATAGTAAAGAACGGAATCATAGCAGGAGCCACCGCTGTAGCCATAAAAACAGCCCTTAAGAAGAATTTGAAGGACAGAGCGGGTAAGATCATAGCAAACACCTCCGGGACAGTTGTAGGGCAAAATATCAATCGTGGACGTAGTTTAGTATTTGAAAATAGTATCAGTTTAATATCATATTTTCAAAGAAGCGAGGTAATAGATAGTAAAACTTGTAGCATGTGCTTATCCTTAGATAAGAGGATTATAAAACCAACGGATCCAATGAGAAATCTTGACTTGGTACATAGTTTTTGTCGAGGGGTATGGATACCAATATTTAAAAGCGAAAAACAACCAAAGCTAAATCCAATTCCAAAGAGTGTCGAGAAGAAGTTTGACAAAATAGGTGGCAGACCAGTAATAAATAGTTTTAAAAATATTAAAAAGCCAACCAATACCAAACAATCGCAAGAGGCTAAAAAAGAAATAGAAAAAAGACTAAATAAATAACATAAATTACATGCTTACTAAATGCCAATGTGTTAAATGCAAAAAGACACTTCTATATTATGAAATGGAAGAAGGATTGGTAGAAATTAAGTGTCGCAATAGTCAATGCGGAATAATAAATGCTATTTTTTGTGAACATGGAAAGTGCAAAGTTGTGGATAAGTTTGAATACCAAAGAAAAATGTGTTATAATAATGTTACAGTTAATAAATCTTAATTTTAATTTATGTCAGAACAATTAACATTAGAACAGTTAAAGGAAGAATTGACAAGACGTGGGATAGAATTCCATCATGCATCAGGACTTCCAAAATTGTCAGAACTTTGGGCTATTCATAGTGAAGACCCAATTAAAAATGTGGATAAACCCGGAGAAAATAATACATCAGAACCTCCATTAAATCCATTAATAGATCCACCAGTAGAAACACCGCCAGTAGATCCATTAAAAGTAGATGATAAAAACCAACCAGCATTTAAAGTACAAAAAGACCCAGTAGCACCAGTAGCAAAAGGCAAATATAAGGCTCTCCGCAATGTAAAACATAATGGAGAAACTTATAAGGAAAATAATAGATATGATATTCAAGAACGAGATGCAAAGCAATTGTTAAAATTAGGGTATATCGAATAAAATTTAATTCTACCCTCCCACCCATTGTTTACTGCTGTGGATAGTGGGACATCCTTTTCACCCTATGTTTTGACACAGGGTGGGAGGGTAGAAAAAAGAACTTCAAAGAAAGTCGGATAACAACCGGCTTTTTTAATTAAAAAAAATATGGACAAAAACATTTTACATTACCTAAGTACAATTGAACTAAAAGATAGTGAAACAATATCAGAAGTGGAAGTATTGAGAACAGGTGTATTACAAGATAGAGATTGGAAAATAGAAATGTCAATGCTTAGAGATTATGTCAAGAATTTTGAAGAAAATGTTTATGGAACAGAAATACAGGTTAACAAAGAACACATGCGAGGGAGCGAAGCAATGGGTTGGGTCAAAAAATTATACATTAAAGGTCGTAAATTAATGGCAACTGTTGAATGGACAGAATTAGGTACAGAAGCAATAAGTAAGAAGATTTTTAAATTTGTTTCCGCTGAACTTGCAATGGAATATCCACACCATAAAACAGGAGATTTATTTAAAAATGTATTTATAGGATTAGCGTTAACAAACACACCGGCATTAAAAGCCCAGACCCCTCTGGCCTTGTCGGAAGAATTAAATAATTTATTCACTAAACATAATAAAGAAAAATGTATGTTTGAAAAGTATTTAAGTTCTCTAAAGGGACGTGAAATCGTTTCAAAAGAGGATAAAGCATTGTTAAATCAAATGCTAGAAGAACTTCCTGTGGAAGAAAAAACAGAGGAAGTAAAAGCTGACATAGCTGAAGTAGAAGCTAAGCCAGAGGAACCAAAAGTCGAAGAAAAAACCGAAGAGGAAAAAGAAGCAGAAGCTAAGGCTGAAGCTGACAAAGCTGAATTAGCTGAAAAAGCTAATAAAGCTGAAACTCTAGAGGAAAAACTTGGTAAAAGCAATGAAGAAATTGCCTCACTAAGAGAAAAAATCGAACGCAAGGAATTGGGCGAAGAAGTATCTAAAACAATGGTACTATCAGAAAACAATTTGACTGGCGTTGTAGCAGAAAAACAAGATTCAATCGTAGAATTCATGTTAAATTTATCAGATGAACAGAAGAATAATTTTAAAGAAATTATGTCAGCTGTTAAAAGTGTAGATTTAAGTGAAATTGGTTCAACAAAAACAGGTAAAGAAGTAGAGGGTGAAGACTTGGAAGATAAAGTTGTAAATCGTACAAATGAGTTAATGGCAGAAGATAAAGAATTGACTCTTGTAGATGCACAAAAGAAAGCCATGTCAGAACTAGAAAAATAATTTAATTCATCAACATAAATAAAAATATGTCAGATATAACTCTAAGTACAGAGGAAGGCAAAATTGATTTGAGCCGTCCTACTGCAACAGATTTGAGTACAAGTCAGTATTATATTGTAAAACACGATTCAGATGAAGAAGTTGTGCTTGCAGGTGCCGCTGATTCTGCTCTTGGTGTATTGCAGAATGGTCCAGATGGATCAACAAACGAGGCAACTGCTCAAGTTCGTGTTCAAGGTATAACAAAAGTAAAAGCAGCCGCAACAATTGCATTTGGCGATTATATTACTCCAGACGCAAGTGGTTTAGCAGTTGTAGCAACAGCCGGACAAGAATTTATGGCAAAAGCATTAGGTAGTGGTGATAGTGGTGATTTACTTGCTGTACAACTAATGTTTGGTCAAGTAGACACACCATAGTTTGAAAGTATAAATTAATTCAAATAAATTAAACTTTTATGAACCCTAAACTAGGCGACGCAAAAGTTGATAAGATATTGTCACAATTCTCACAAATGTATAGAAATGAGAATTATATATGTGAACTTATTTTACCAACATTAAAAGTCAAAGAAAAAACAGGTAAATACGCACAATATGGCAAAGAGAATTTGCGTACTTATACAAACCAAATCTTTCGTGCTCCAGGTACTCGTGCCATGAGTATTGATTACAGCGTATCACAAGGTGATTACATCTGTCGTGAACGTTCTCTTGAAAAACTCGTACCGGATGAATTCGCAAATAATTACGATGATCCATACGATCCAAAGAGAGATGCAGTAGAATTTTTGATGGATGCACTTTGGATCAATCAAGAACGTGCATTAGCAACTACTATGTCTGATAATACTATTTTAACAAGTTACACAACTTTGTCAGGAACTTCACAATGGAGTGATTATGTTAATTCAGATCCATTGGGAGATATTAGAACTGGTGTCAACGCAATGAGAGCCTTAACAGCACAAAAACCAAATGTAATGGTATTGAGTTATTCAACTTATATCAAATTAATTGATCATCCAGATGTTCGTGAACAAGTTAAATACACAAATGGTGGCCAATTAGGTGAGGAAGCATTTGTATCTTTCTTGAAGAAACACTTCAAATTAGAAGATGTTTATATTGCAGATGCAGTATATGATAGTGCTGATGAAGGACAAACAGCAAGTCTTGCTGATGTTTGGGGCAAACACGCTTGGTTGATTTACAGAACAAAGAAACCAAGTTTAATGAAGGCAACATTTGGTTTAACTCTTTATGATGTATCACGTAAGGTTGATACATATCGTGAAGAACCAAAATTGTCTGATGTAGTAAGACAGAGATACAGCTATGACCAGAATAGGTTTGATGTAAACTTAGCATACTTCATCGAGAACGCAGTAGCGTAAAATTATCTAAAGTAGCGGTTGTGGGGGTCCGCCAGCCCGTAGGGCAAAACAAAACCCCCTTGATAAAAAAATATGTATAGAAAATATAGAACCAAAGAGGTTGCTAAATTCTTTCAACCTATTGGTAATTCAGAAACACCCGATACAACCGCAGTAACTGTCATTGAAAAAGATAGTTCTGGTAATGTTTTGAGAGCCACTGGTACAACTGTACCTGGTTCCGAGGCAGGTTTTTCAAAAGGGTGTATTTTTATTAAGACCGATGCCGGAGCTGGCACAGAAGGTTTTTATAGAAATATTGGTA